GTATGGTTATAATATCATTTACTTTCAGTTTTGCTAAACATATATCGGATACGTCAATTGTATTATTTTCAATACCGTACAAAATAATCATTATATATCGAGGTCGTTATTTTTATATATGGATTTATACTCATTACCCTTCTACATATCCACCACATACCGAAATATTTCCACAAACTCCCATTTGAGGCGTATCTAAAACCAAGTTCTCTGTATGCGTTTCCAATTCTTTTAAAAACATTGCAAATATATTTTCATATCCATAACAATGTACAAAATAATCATTTGCATTTTTTAAAAATGTATACCATTTTACGCTTTGTATATGTGGTAGTTTATACAATATAGTTGATGCACATTCTTTGTCGCAATAATATTGCACCATGGCTTTGTTGTTATTATATCGTGCATAAGAGAACTTGTCAGTTAGTTTATAACGCCCACTCAGTTTATATAGTGTGTCATACTCTATCTTATTTGTCAATAAGTATTCCAGGGCATAAATCGTCATTGTTCCTTCTCCCATTGACTTTGAATGTGAGTGGATTTTTTCTATATATGATTTATCCGGTAAGTCATACAAATTGATAAATATATCCGTTTTTTCCAAAAAAAACTGCGATTCTTCAACGGTTAAAGGAGAACATTCTATAACCATTATTTTATTATTAGGAATACGACATCTTACCGATTCTATTGTCTCCTTTGTTTGTGCAAAACGTTCTTGTTTTGTATATACACTGCGCACTGAATGATATGATAATGGTTTATTTGGCGTATCTATTATAGATGGTATTAATGTTATATTTTTTTTGTTTGGAAATACCATGTTCTCTACGTCGTGTGCAATCTGTTGTTTATAATAATCCAATAGCAATGGCGCGTAATAGTTATCTGCATTCATTGAGAAGCTATTATAATCTAAACTTGATATATCCAATTCATACCAAGACCGCAATACTACCATTGGTATATTTAATTGGGTTCTCAGAATATCTATATGAGAACTTTGCAAAACAATCGGAATACACTTCAAATACAACGCTTCCCATAATCTGTGTGTATCAACTCCATTACCTTCCGGACATATACAAAACTCATATTGTGCCAATATTTCATGATATTTTTGCGGTTCTACAGTTGGTTCCGGTATGAGTTTATAAATCAATTTATCATAGCAGCTGCGTCGTTTCTTTTCATTTGTAGCTATATTGAAATTAAAATACACCTGTTTTGTTTTTTGCGTGGATTTGTTCTCCATTATTTTAGTAGTATTTCCATGTGTCCATTGATCATTAGCCATACCTATGGGTAAAATCCTTAATTTTTCGTGTAATACTGTTACATTTTGTGCATACCATCTTACTATAATTGGATGTGCTAATAAATATTGGGTGGTTTCGTCGTCTTCAATTATACCATCACTATTATGCGTTATCAATACAAACGGGTTTTTGAAGTAGTTTACCAGTTTTGCAAAACTAAATAAACAATGTGTATAGCAAAATACTGTTTTGGGATTGTCATACTCACTTGTAATACTATGTATATTACGTTGTTTTGTCAGTTCTCTTGATATTAATGGATTATAATAAAAATCTTCTGGATATCCTATATATACATCCGCTATTTGCTGTAATCGTTCACCTTTTATTATTTGATTTGGGCAAAACATTTAATACAATAGTCATATAAATATATTTATATGAATACTTTTATAAATATTATAAACTAGATGCACATTGTTCTCACCTGTATAAATAATTTCCAAGATTATATTTTAACAAATATAAAACAACTTATTAGACTTGGTCATACATCCATATATGTTATTACAAATCGCTCTTTTTTTACAAATTTCTACACATATTCGGAGAACATAAATCTGGTTGCTATAGAAGAACTTGTTGATTCTTATAATTACAATGAAAACACTCAATTAGACAATCAATTTCGTGGCGGATTTTGGGCACTTACCTCGGCCCGGTTTTTTTATTTATACGAGTTCATGCGCTCTAGAGATATAGAAAATGTTATTCATTTGGAGAACGATGTTCTCATTTATCGCAATATTGATATTTTAGAGATATTGTTAGACAAAACCAAAATATATTTACCGTTTGATACTTTTACACGTAATATAGCCAGTGTAATGTTCATTCCAAATCACAGTGTATTCAACACCGTATTGAATAAATACGACTTTTCTAAAAATGACATGGAGAACTTTTCCATTATTCAAAGACAAACCGGTATTATTGAGAACTTTCCTATTTTTATTAATGACCCAAATGGTTCTCCTGAATATCAATTTGTCACAAGAGGATTTGAAAACTTTCATATGATATTTGATGCAGCTGCAATGGGGCAATATTTAGGTGGTGTTGATCCGCGAAATATTCCAGGAGATACGCGCGGGTTTGTCAATGAAACCTGTATTATTAAGTATAACCAATACCAATTTATTTGGAATACTATGAATGTTAGAAATAGATTTTCGTCGCACAGTTTTACGGGCAACGCGGATGAACATGATATACGATGTCCGTTTATTGTGGTTATTGATGGAAATGGTAATTCATACAGTGTTCCTATTTTTAATTTACATATTCATTCCAAAAACCTGGAGAACTTTATATAGTTTGTTGTAGTTATATAAAAAATACAGCATATATTTACAAAAATGAAATCATTTGCTTTACACGATAGTCGCAATATTCCATTAGATTACAAATTGGATAATATTATACAAAAAAACGAAGGATTCTTTATTGAACTGGGTGCAAATGATGGGTTAGACCAAAGTAATACCGCATTCTTTGAGTTTTACCGTGGATGGAAAGGTATACTTATTGAACCATCTCGTGAAAAATACGAGCAATGTTGCGCAAACCGATTAAATAGCATTGTGCAAAACTACGCATGTGTAGATAATAATTATCCAGAATACCATGTTTTAGGGGATTTTAACGGTAATCTTATGTCGTCTGTAAATGGTTCTCGTTTAAACGTGGTGGAATTAGTTTCAGTTCCAGCTATTACTTTGGAAAATCTACTAGATTGGTATACCACCCCGGGGCAAGTTATAGACTTGTTGTCATTAGACACTGAAGGATACGAATTGCCGATTTTGCGAGGATTAAACTTGAACAAATATAGACCTCGGTATATGCTTATTGAGATATATAAGAAGGATTTTTACGAAATTGTTTCGTTTCTTTTGAGTCATAACTATCTATTACATTCTAATTTTTCCAATTATAGTCTAACTACCAATCCCCATTGGGACGGAACTCATAACGATTATTTGTTTATAGATAAAAACATTTAAAACATCATTATTAGTAATATAAATATACTAATAATGTTATTTGATATAGTTATTCCAGTTGGACCAAATGATATTAGTTTGGTGGATACGCTTGTCCAATATACCAAAAAAAATGTCATTGGTTTCCGCAATATTTATTTGGTTTCGTACGACGATACATTGTGCATTGATGGATGTATGACTATAAGTGAGAACCTTTATCCGTTTTCCAAGACAGATATTGTTAGAATTATGGGACCCGGGTGCCGACAAAACTGGTATTTACAGCAGTTGCTAAAACTATATGCAGTATTTGTTATACCTGATATTTTGGAAAATGTTCTCATTATTGACAGCGATACGTTTTTTCTTAAGCCCACCCGGTTTTTTGAGAACAATGTTGGTCTGTATTTCTACATGAATGAACATCATATCCCATATTTTGCTCATATGAATCGTCTGTATCCTAGTTTTGAGCGAATGGATAGTGATAAATCCGGTATTTGTCACCATATGATATTACAGAAACCATATTTAGAGGAATTATTTGAACTTGTCAAACAATATTGGGGATATGACTTTTGGAAAGCGTTTTTAAATTGCGTGGTTGAATATACCACCTCTGGTGCGAGCGAATATGAAATCTATTTTAATTTTATGCTGAAATATCATCCCGACAAAATACAATTGCGAGAACTGCGTCATAGAGATATACAACGATTTGAAGAAATACATAATAATACATATGATTACGTATCATATCACTGGCACGGCAGATATTAGTTTCTGACCCAAAAACTAATTATAATAGTCCTAAAAATATCTTCTCACATTTTTCCATAGTCAAATTAGAGAGAACATATTCGCGCGGTTTAAAATGTCGCAATTTACACATAAAAAGCCTGTATGCATAATCAAAATGTTCTCTTTTATAAAATATTTCGCCGCACCGGCTATCCCAATACGGTATTGCGGTTGCCGGAATATCCGCATAATTAGGCCCCATTTCTTGATTCATTGACAATACATCCCATACTAACAGTGGAACGTTACATGAAAGTGCTTCTTCTAGTGCAAATCCCTGGCTTTCGTGGCGTCCTACCCAGATACCATATTTCGCATTTTGTAAGCAATGATGGTATTCCTCTTCCGAGTATCTATAATCATACGAGAACAATTCATATGTTATACCCATTTCTTGCAATTTATCTTTTATAAATTGCAAATCACCCGGGGCGCGGGTTTTGTAATACACAAACACTTTGGTTCTCTCATTTAATGGCCGTAATTCATTAAATCTATTTGTATCTACTCCAAACGGAACCGGGCGAATATCTAGTTCCCTGCATAATGGATTGGTTATCCAGACATCCGCCGCCCATCGGCTCGGTTGAATATAGACACTATTCGGACCTTTAATCCATTGTAGATTGTTCTCCGGAAATACACTGAAATGTGGACCAAAAATAAACCGGGTATTTGGATATTTGGAGACATCTATAGGATGTGCAGGGCTATATACCGCATCATATTCACTCAAATTGAAAAGTGCCAATTCTTCCTGATTATAAAATGGCGTTATTTGAATGTTTTTATATGCATATAGGGCAGCCCTATTTTTGTGATGAAAATCACGATACAACAATAGTATTTTTTTCATTAGTATTGTTAGTTAGAGTGTATAGTTTATATCGTTATTATGCCATATAAATATAAAAGGTTCTCCAGATTTATACAAATAGTCCTTATTCGGGGATGTTGAAAATTGTGCACGGCGAAGGATTTTTCAGTTGTTGTTCCGTTATTCTTAGTGATATAGTATTATACATGAATCAGCATGGTCGGTTGCCTGATGGAGTGGATTCTTCCGATTTATTCAAAATGTATAAACCAAACGGAGAACTGCGCGATATAACATACGATTATTTTGAGCATTATGATATATGCAATGAACCAATTGAATATAGAGGTCATATAAATTACGACTGGGGATGGCAATTTTGGTATTATTCGCATCTAGATTTCAGTAAGATTCTGCCATTGGTTCGCAAGTATTTTACACCTAATAAAGAAATACTAGATATTGTTGAAAAAATGGAGGAAAAATACGGATTGACGAATAACTATGACAATATTTGTGTGCTTTTTCACAGGGGGAATGACAAACAGCGTGAGACCACACTCTGCGAATATAGCGATATTATTCAAAAATCTACGGAAATAAAAGAAAGGACCCCCGGGGTCCGTTTTTTAATTCAAAGTGATGAAACCGAGTTTATTGAGTGTTTTTCTGAGACATATCCTGAACATATTTTGTTTAAAGATGAAATACGACACATGGGCAAATGCGACAATACCGTTGACAAGGTTTTTCCTGAAAATAACTACAAGTTCTCCAAATATTTCCTAGCTATTGTAATAATTATGTCCAAATGCAAGCATGTTGTTTGTGGTTCTGGTAATATATCAATGTGGATTGCCTTTTTCAGGGGAAATATGGAGAACTTTCATCAGTTTTTCAATGGGGGATGGGTGTAATACTGCATATATGGTAATACAATATATTCAATAGATTCTAAAAGAGTATTTATGGTGTATGCACGTTTTTGCGCGTTTTTTTTGTTCAAAGAAGGGACAGCGGAAGAAAAATGGACATGGTCAACTATGTCCTTTTTTTAATATATGAAGGAAAATATGTTAAAAAAACGTGCATAAGACTGACATGGTGTCAAACCCGAAAAAATACGTTTTAAAATGACTGCATAAAAAAAATTATATTTTGCGTTAAACTATTTAGGCATTTTTCTTGTTATCATGTATAGGATAACGGATGATAATGAATGATAATGGAAAAATGCCAAAAAATGCCAAAATATTTTGGTGCGAAAATTGTGATTTCAAATGCAGTAAACAAAGTAATTATAATGCACATATTCTCACTCGGAAGCATCAGAGGATAACGGATGATAACGAAAAAATGCCGAAAAATGCCAAAAAATGCCAAAGCACATTATCGTGTCAATGTGGAAAATTGTATCAATTTATGTCAGGACTGAGTCGGCATAAAAAAACTTGTAAAATAATTCAAATATCAGAGCAAAATAGCAGTGAAATATCTATAGATTCATTAACGAATGCAGTGGTTTCGCCATATACAAATACTCATATAATTGTTCCGCCATACAATCCACATCCGGAAATACAACCATCGGAATCAACCAAACTGATATTGGAGTTAATGCGCGATAATCAAGAGTTCAAAAACTTGTTGATAGAACAAAATAAAATAATGCTAGAAATTGTTCAAAAGACGCAATCAATGGCTACATATAATGCAAACGGAGCAATCAACTCCAACAATTCTAATAACAATTCGCATAACAAACAGTTCAATATACAGTTTTTCTTGAATGAACAATGTAAAAACGCAATCAATCTATCGGATTTTGTGGAAAACTTGCAGCTCAATTTTGACGATTTAGAGAACGTAGCCGATAAAGGTTATGTGGAAGGTATAACACAAATATTTATGAATGGTCTCAAAGAATTGGATATATATACTCGGCCAGTTCATTGCACAGATGTAAAACGGGAAACGGTGCATGTAAGAGAGAACAATATATGGATAAGAGACACACCGGACCAATGTAAAATAAAAGCAGCAATACGTCGTATTGCATTTCGCAATGTGCAACAAATAAGCAAATGGAATAAAGAGCATCCCGATTATAAAATACTGGATTCTAATGATTTCAAACGCTCGTTTCAAATAATGAAACAATCTCTAGGTAATACTATTCCTGGAGGAGTGGAAAAAAATAATGGTAAAATTGCAAAAAATCTATTACAGTTTTGCGCAGTCAAGACACCTGTTATGGAAGTAATGACTGGTCGTATGGACTAAAAATACATATGACAAGCAATGCTAGACATTAAAGTCTATAAAAGTATTTGATTTTAGTAATACAAAAACAAAACATTTATGTTGTGTTTTTGCAACGCGGTTAAGTGTTAGTGTAATGTCTAGGTACACGGTATGATGCCCATGTGCATCGCATGCATCTAGCATCATGCTCATTAATGTCTAGGTGTTCATTTATTGAATGCCGCTAGTTGTTTTTTTATGTATTTTATATCTGAAGCGGCGAGTTTTTTTATTTCTTCATTCTTTTTTAACATATTTTCTAAGAGTTTTTTATGGGCTAAATCACGTTTTTTTTGCACAGCAACTTCATGCTCTAATGCCTTGTTTTGAGTTTCTAGTTTTTCTACCTTGTCCATAATATATTATATAATAATATATTATTTCTAAATTATTAGTATTATTTATATAATGCGTTTATCCATACATGGACCGCATTTCGCTGTATGTCATTCGTCTACCGGTTTTTTCCTCAAACTCTTTTGCACCTTGTGACATAATAGATACCAATTTATCACCAAAATGCGCTCCGGGAGATTTGCTTTGTTCTGTAATGAAATCTAGTTTGTCTATAGTAGATTTATTTGCAACCGGATGCATTAGTTCTGCCAATTTATGCTCGGTTTTTTTCTCAATTTCTGTCATAATTGCATTCAGCTTAGGTTCGCCAGATAAAGGAATTGTGCTATTAGCCGCTGCTGACATAGTTGTATTACTAATAGGAGTAGTCATTATGGTCAAGTATATGTATTACTAAGATATAATACATATAATTACGTTTCTATATCAATTCAATTTAATATTTATACAAATACGCACAAATATATTGCAGTTATGCAGTCAATACTTTTCCAGAACGAGTAGTAATTCCACTAGGTGAAACCTTATAGCTATACATTCCATGTCCTAATTTGGTCTTATTTTTCAACCATGCCGCACTTGATTCATCAAAATCAAATACAGGAATAGTTTGATTGGTTTGAGAACGAGTGACTGGGGAAGAAGGACTTGCAACGACCTTAGTTGTTCCGGTCTTTGTAATAGTTGGTTTGGATTGAGATAATTTAGATTGGCTACGAGTTTGCATTTGCACTGGATACATTATATAGCACAATGTGTTTAAATCATTTTTACAAAGAGTTATTTTCAACCACAGCATCAATATGCTTAGACAATATATGGTAAAATTGTTCGTATGTCATATTTGCTAAAAGTTTATCGCGATTCATTGTTATAGAACATCCGCCGGTTTCAATGAATGAAACATCAAACTTACGAATACCTTTTCGGAAACAATGACGCAAAATGTTCTCCAAATTGTCCAAATTGGTAGACGAAACGTGTAAATGCAATGAAATCTTGGACAGAGGAACGCCAAACACATGAATAGTTTCTGTTATATATGCAAAATCGTCGTATAGCAAGGTCCCGCAAGTATCGGATAAACACAATTCATCAAATGAGAACTGGGTATTATAGCTCAATATTTCACTTATTACAAAATCATTGTCTATTTTACCGGATATAGGACACTCATTAATGCATGAAATATATAATTTTTTTACATAACTTTCGCGGTCAGGTTCTCCATCTAACATTTCAAATATCTGTGAAAATTGTGATTTTGCTTGCTGTAGAGTCATATTTGTATTTTTAAGTTGAAACACATTGGAAACTGAAGTAATAAAGGACAAATGTTTCATTCCGGCGTGTATAGCTGGTAATAATTTTGAAATAGATGGTATTAAAACATAGGGCATAGTATCTGCGTTCTCTCTTTTAAAACTAGAAACGGCATATGTATGAAGTTCTCTCGTGTCTGCCATAATTGGCAGCAATTTATAAGAACATAGAGAACCAATCTCAATAGATTGAGGCCGATATTTGCTATGAATAATATCAAAAGTTTCGCGTTTTTTGCTAGTTGGCCAATCGGACACATTTGCCCCCTGTAAACCATCTCTTAAAGAAACGTCAAACAAAATGGGTGAAATCTTTGAAAATATTTCCTGATGTTTGAATGAATGGGAAAAAAGTCCTCGCACGTAGCTAGAACACGCATGCATTTTATATAAACATATATAATTATATTTTTATATCAGTATAATTTGGTATATCTAGTCTAAAAACAAACTATCAAAATGATTGATACGAATCATCAATGCTAAAATATCCTTATCAATATCTATAGCAGGAGTCCAACTGATTTGATTAGACTGATTATGGTTGCTAATAATGTATTTATAATATTCTTCACTATTTTTTAGAGAACTTGCTAAACGGTCATCGTAGTTCATGAGCGACCAAATTGGTGGACAAAAAGGATAATGTTCATTATAGTCCATACGCATATCTAATATTATATATGATGGTAAATATTCGGATATTGCGCGATTTATCTCTACAGGTAAGTCTCTAATGTTATTTGTAAGTAAATCAAATGCTAGGTGTGTGTATTGCAAATGAAATATACAATATCCTACAGAGCTATGGGTTAATTGCATATAATATTTACCATTATGTATGATATCAAACCCTATAATGGTCTGAAAATGCGGTATATGTGTAGTCGTGAGAGGTATAGAATTGCGAGTTTGTAAGCGTCTATAGCGTCGCTGAAACTTAGTTTCGTTTAAGTTCATAATTAAATAATTCAAGCTAATTATTTAATTCAGTTTATAAGCAATTATTAGTGGTATAAGTGGGTCAGTGTATGATGGGTATTAAGACAAGCGCATTAAGACAATTGAATATTGGTAGATGTGACACTTGTTGGATATCCCAAAACTGTGGTTAGTGGGTAATTAATGAGTTGATTATTGACAGGTTGATTGAACACGGGGGTTAATGATACGCCAGATGTGGATATCAATGGTGCTTGGATTACACCATCAGCAGTTATCTGGAAAAGTGGCATTCTGATTTTATTGTAAAGAACCATTAATGGGTCGCGCACAACGTAAGTAAACTTAGATTCGCCACTAGATTCACAACCGAAAAGTGTAGTGTAAATCTCCTCTTTTGCACTTGTGGTTAAATTGACAAGAGACAAAAATATGGGAGTAACAGCGCCATCAAAGGAATCATCATACTGCCATGAAGCATTTGTTGCAGTTAGTCCCTGCAACATATCTGGCCATTGAGCAACAGATGTTCCAATTGGTATTTTATCAACTGGGAATATCTTGTAATAACGACTTGCAAAAGGAATAGTATCTACCTGATTTATTTGTTTGATTGGATTCAAGTGGTCTGCGAAGACATTGGTGAAAGGCTCATATCTGTAAATATGGACAGCGATATTACCGGCTGGGTCAACCACAATGTTGCGAGTGTAAAGATTAATATTGATACCTTGTAAAATGGGTAAATCTAAAGTTGCTAGAGATGTGCCATTGCCAAAAGCGTTCAAGAATAAAGAATCAATTTTTAAGAATAGCGTAGGAGGAACAGGAGAGGCAGCATCAGCATAAATCAGCGAATACTGAAAAGCAGGATTTCCTAATGCAATGAAATCGGTATAGCTAGTTAACAAGGGTTGTAGGAAACTGATAGTGAGAGTTCCTAAACCGCGGTCATAAGCACTAGTGGAAACAGGATTGAGGTCAGGTCCATTGTTTCCTATTGGAATGGTTTCGTTTGCACTATAATCGATTAGGTCATCGGCTAGACCATCAAATATAGTAGCGAGTAAAATGGATGATGGAGCAGATGCAAGACCTAAGTGCAAAGTGATAGTATAATAGTTTCCATGTACAGTGAAGCGATAGATAGTTTCATCAGGGCTGTATAAGTAATCTGACATTGGTTTGAAAGTTTGTTTTGTTATAGTAGTATCGTTAGTAGTGTTATCATACGCTATGGTTAAATTGTTAGCGGGATGTGAATATTCCAAAACGCGGGAAACGAAAGGATTATACACCTGTAATTCAAGGTCTGATGATACTGGTAAATAACTGGTTATAATATTTGATGGTTGGTCTTCTAATACAAATGGAAGAGCAGTTATTGTGGGGTTATTACTTACCTGGGTAAATAGTAAGTATGGTGGTGCGAGGACGATATAGCTTACAGATGGGAGAAAGTGAGAGTTCAGTGTACGCCATAAGGTAAAATTGCCCATGTTTGAATATGCGTTATCAGTGAACGAGATCCGTTCTGAATAGCCGTTAATGGAATAATTCGGTATGTTATATAATAAAGACCATTCAGATGGTGTTACTAGACTAGGATCACCTAAATAGCTATCTGATTTGTAAATATTTAAAAACACATTTAAAGAATAGATTGAATATGCCATGTAATCAGTTTGACATGAGTTAGTGCGTAAGCGTATACGAGAAGGACATAATAATAGCGGTAGAGAACCATTGAACTCATAGTAATCCACATCGGTCAAACGGAGCGTAGTAACATGGTTGGAGGCAATCCATGAAGTGTTGTTAGGATTTAAAAGAGAGATAGTTATATCATCACCAATCAAATAAATGGGGATTGAAGTAATATCCGAGTCATCAAGCATAGAGCAAGAAAATGATAGGTGTAAGCCAATGTCGCCAGAGGAAAGGGTAGGCGATAATGGGAGAGGCGATAATGAGTTTACTGTGTAAAGAGATTCATTGTACATCGTATATATCTGTGTAACATCTCCACGCACTGTAGCAATTTTAAAAGTAGCGGTTGCATGAGTGCGAACAAGAGTGTAAGGTTGTTCAGTATCAAATGTTCCATAATAGCCTCGGTAATAGGGAATACTTAATGTGCGCGAAAAGTGAGAGTCATCCAGACTATTAACATATTGATAAGAAAGGTGGTGTATATTTGAAAGGGCATCAGTATTAGGTGATATCATATTGACACTTATTTGGTCTTGCAATAGAGAGAAGTCGTAACCATGTCCAAGGGCTAAATCTGAACTAAACCCAACTGGATTGAATACAAAAATACCATCATCTACCGGGAAAGTAGGCGTTGAGTCAATGATTATATCATATGCAGTTCCGATAAAAACTTCGCGTGAAGATGAAAATGTGGTATCCGTGGAAGTGGATAAGCTGCGAGTAACACTGTAAATATCATTTGAACAATAAGTTATATATGCATCGGTATTTAGGTATTTATTGTTGGCAATAGTTAGTGTGAAG